GCCAACCGCATGTTTACCCAGAACACACTCTGCTGACCATTAAATATGTCAGCTCCGGAGGCAAGGTGATCCGTGTCTTCGAGTTCGTAGCCAAAGACCAAGGCACCTTCGTTGTTGATGCCGAGAGCGGTATCAGCATCATATAATCTCCAGCGCCACTTACCGTCCGCATGCCAATATGTCGGGAAGGCGTTCTTGGCGCGAGAGTCAACCATCAAGAACAGCTCTGTGAACAGATAATAGAATAAGCAAGAGTCTACAGAGAACCAGTCAGCCAGCTCAGCTTTGAACTTTTCAGGATTGCCAGCCGTAGACACAACCCAAGCGCACATCGCGGCGAGCTTAGTGCTATCAGTATTGTCTTCGGGATAGCTGCCTTCAAAGTCGTTCAGCCAATCATCACCAGTAAAGTCCGCCGACTGGAACAGAACTCTAGTCGAGGTGTTATTCTTAATTTCCCATGACTCATCGCCAGTAGAAAATCCATAAACTTCAGGTGTACCTTTATCGTTGTTAAAGTTGTACTTGCCGATGAACTCAGTCGTGTTCCCATCATTATGGAACATAACCATCGGGAAGCCATCGATAGTCTGACGAACCCTCGAATCTTTTTCCTGCGGCGGAGTTCTATCCGGGCAAACATCGTTGTACAGTCTTGCCAATTCTACGTTGTTAGCACCCTCAGATGAAGCCACATCAGCCTTATAAGTGAACTCTTTCGTGCCGACTGATTCGTCGGGTCTAATCTCATAAACAGCAACAGTCTCTCCATTAATGAGAAATCCGTTCTTAAAGCTGATCTTGTAGTTCTTTCTTGGGTAGTACTGTGAAGAGGTACCCTGTACGTTGGCTGAAGCTTTGGGCGATGTGAAGTTAACGAACTTGCCCTGCGGATCGACAAATACAACTGCCACAGTCTTCTTATCGCCTTTGTACTGGGGTAACGTCGGAGCAGTGAGCGTCATGTAAGGCAGATCAGCAGGAAGTTTACTTATAACGATTTCGCCGTAATCGTCGAATACATCGTTACGACCATATCGTTCGAGCATCTCTTCAACATTCTGCGTATCGGCGATCCAGTTACCCAGAATCTGGAAACGGGTAAGGTTATTGTCGTAAATACGAATGTTATAAATATCAACCGCGCAAAGGCTCGAACCGATAGAAATGTTCACTGGGTCCGGCTGCGAGAAGTCATCGTTCTCCGGATACTGTATAACACCAGACATGATGCTGTTGATGTAAATATGCATTAACCGATGTTCGCTTCTCTTCTCGACAACGAAGCTTACTCGTACGTGGTCGTCTTCTTTGTACTGAGTGCTGATGGAGCTCTGTTCAGACGACATGGACGCCATCTGCGCAGTGAGTTTGAACCCTCGGCCGTCGTTCATGCAAGAAATGATCTCGGCATCGTAATTTAGAACATTGTGCGTAGCGAATTCGATTTCGATCGTTTTACCAGTGGTTCGGAAATCCTCAGCAAACGGCTGGAACGGAATTACAACACGCGCATCGCCGGCTACTCTAAGCACAGTATTGCCTTCTGAGTCTCTAACCCAACCATCAGAAACAAAGTTGAAACCAGTCATCTGAGCGGCCACATTACTGCTGGTCCACTCGTTACGATTTGCCGCAGCATTGCTTCGTCCAGCGCTTGTTAAATATAACGTCAAATCCTGCGTCTCAGCGTAGATGTTAGCAGAGGATTCTGTAACTGTGATCTCGACTGTTTCGGAAATATCACCGACCGTGAACTCGACCGTCGCGGTTCCGACAGCAAGCGCTCTGAACGAGTAGGTGTGCCTTGTGCGGTCCACCGTCATCTCTACTGGCTCGCTTCCGGTAGCTGTAACAGTCACCGTTGCGGCCAAGCTCGACGGATCGTACACCTGGAAGGGAATATTAAGTGTGCCGTACTGTGTTATTTCGCGCGAAATATGCGAAATGGAAATAATTGGTTCGGTAGCTTCCTCATCGACAGCCATGATCGAATAGAACAAATGGTTCGACTCAACCTGCGCACCATCAACTTCGGTAGCAAAATATACTTCTAACTCATGCGCACCATATGCCGGAGCAGGGATTGTAAATGTGGACTGGCGGCCAGAAGTCTTGACCGTTTCTTCACCGATTGATGTGCCGTCGAGGATAAAGTATACTGTCTTCGAACCAGAGCCGGTACAAATATACGGGAACGAAATGGCATTCGGATAGGTAACAGTGTCGTCAAATGTGCTGCTCAGTACGGCCGATACAGATTTAACCGTGTAAATGATAGACCTGACGTTACCATACGCATCGGTAATGGCGAATTTAATGCGGTTGGACCCAGCTGTCAAATATGTTCCAACATTGAGCCTAACGTCGCCCTGAGTAACAGACTTATTGACGACAGCATTAACTCCAACCGTGACTGTTAAGGTGCCGGGACCAGTCTCACTTTCTTCCTCAATAGAAGACCAGTTAATCGAAATCCAGCAATCAGCACCTTCCGACTGTGCTCTTGACAGCCAACCAGTAGTATTGGTGACGGTTAATTTGGCATTATTTGCACTGCCACCTTCGCCGCCTCCTCCTCCACCGCCGATACCAGTGATGGTAAAGAGCTCCTGATCGCCAGAGCAAAAGTGTGCAATGCCTTCTTCTACATAAGCGCTATCGACCTTCTCAAGCTGGAGATTGTCAATATTCACCTCATTGGCGGCAACTCTTGCTTCCAGATCGTCGAACTCATTGGCGGTGATGTAAGGCACATCATTCGCCAATTCCGAAATGTTAGACGGAAACAGCGGAATATGCAGTTTCGCCTTTACGATGCGTTCATCAGCCATTACTCAACTTCCTCCGTAAGGGTAAAAGTCGCACGATCGATAAACGTATCAATTGTGCCATCAGCCCGAGAGAGCTGAATATCGTATTTGTAAGAGCCGTACGGCAGCTTCTTCGTATCCGACGGTTTAATATGCAGGATAAGCGGAATCTCGGCAGGAATGTCGATCTTCATTAGCGTACGGGCATCTGTATAATTCCTTTTTAACGCAAACCGAATGGTATCACCTTCAACCGGCTCATACGGGGTGTCGTTATACTGGGTCAGCGTAAGTAAGATCTTGGCGGTATCGCCTCTCGTCATGGAGATCGTAGTACCCTGTACATTAAGCATAAAATATCACCTCATTTGACCATTTCCGGGACCATTACGTCCGGTGATAGAATCGGCTATTCTTCTAAACTGTTCGAACTGCTGCGGGGTCATCTGACCAGAGTTCAGCAGCTCCTGTACTTTGTTTTGGGGATTTAACCCCTGGGGTAAATTTTGCTGAAACTGATTAAATCTCTGCTGGAAATTCGCCGCACCACCAAAAAGATTGAAGATCGGATTATTATCGAACATGTCAACCTCCTAACTGCTGAGTAAGATCTGTCAGCATCTTCTTAAGTTCGTCAAACTGCTCTTTTGTGGCGTATTCTACCCCATTTTGATTCTGTGGCTGCGGCGTGGCAACAATCTCGCTAAGCTTGAAACGTCTTGGCGGATCAGGCCACCCGTTTGTGTTTGACTTCAGATACAACATGCTTGACTGAGCATCGAGGAACATCATAGTCCGACCTTGCGGTACTGGATAACTGAGAACCTCAGATTCGTTACTAACAAAAACGGTCATTACCTCGGACTGATTCGCCGCTGTCTGAGGCTGAGCATAGTTGTAATACGGCTGATTAATCATCATGATCTCCTTTCCCAATAATACGTCGGTATGACGCTGCCCGAATCCCAGGCATCATAGTAGTAACCATCGATCACCGTAACAACATGTGTACCGGTGGCCACTACAAAAACGCCCGAGTCATGATCTCTACAAAAATCAGCTACAGTATAGCAATCGGGACATGTATTCGGGATTATGGCTCTTTTATAGCCACGTCCAGCCAAATACATGCCCCATACATCATTCGCCGACGGCATGTCGTGTATCATCCAGCCTTGGACTACAAGGTGCAAATATGCAGTGTCCCAATCAAGGTTGCATGCCGCCGCAATAGCTCTTACAACACAGTCTCCCACGAATTTCTCATCGGGATTCGGGTTGAAATATCTAAATCGCGAATTCATTTTATTTATTAATCAAGTAGTGCTCCAGTGATTCTTGGACCGTACGTAGATCATGCACATCGTTGCCATCTAGCTCATGCTTGACCGTTGCCAGCATGGCCGAAAGTAACAGCTTATTCGACTCCTGCAGCTCATGGATCGCCCGCCAGTCGTTATCCGTTTTCTGCCGGAGGTCGCCAACTTCTTTTTCAAGGATATCTAATCGCCTATTCTGGTTTTCCTCAGGTTTCTTAAGCCACCCGAGTGCTTTCGCAATGTAGGTAAACGTTCCCCCGACAATCGAAATACCACCGCAAAATGCTAAGAACAGCTGTATGAGTTCATTGACACCAATCATCGGTTTCAACGTCAATTCTCCTCTTTAAAGATGTTTATTATAGTTGCTGGTTGAGATCATAAGCGCGGATCCCAGGAACGTATCAACCAGCGTGATTGTAGCTGGGATCTCGGCTGTAAACGGAAGCCCCCAGACCTTTCCAAGACCCGCATACAGAGTTGCCAGCGCCGGAAGGATAATCAGGGCAATGTATTTGAGGACGTCATAGGTCCCATTTTTCATTTCCATAAAATATAACCTCGTTTAGGTTTGATCGGTTGTCAGATACACTATCTTACCCGATTCGTCATACTCAAGCACGTAAGTCGGATCCAGCTGGTTAATGACGCCGTAAACATGTAAAGTCGCTCGGATAACGAAAGTCGTAGTTAGCGAGTTCCATTCCTTCGCGATAATTGTACGTTCAACGCCATCTACAGTGATCGTGTCTCGCCAAATATAACAAACGGACATCGTCACAATTCCGTCGTATTCGGTGAGGGGTCTAGGGATCAAGAAGGAGTACGTCTCATCCCAATACGTAGTTGTCGTTTCGGTCGCTGGAGTGTCTTCCGAGGTTTCCTCTGACGATCCAATTTCTGTTTCATCGCCCGTACGCTCCACCACAGAATAGTCGATAGGCACGTAGGTAAACTCTTCACCTCGTGCCGAACGAAATATAAGCGTGATCGTTGGCTGCAAGCTCTCCTGCTCATAAATGGTACGATTGAAGTTAATGCGCGTTACGTTATGCTCGCACTGAATAATCGGAGCCTGCTGGTCCAGGTTGAGGGCCGGATCCTCAAGGTTAATATTACACGTAATTACTGCCATGCGTGCCTCCTATTGTCACCAAGTCCATTTAAGCCCATCAGCCGGCCAGACCATAATGCACGAGGCATTGTACGAAACCGTATTCTTCGGAGCATTCGTCTTAATCTGCAGTCGTCCAGCCGTCGTCACACTAAAACGGACCCAGTAAGTCGCGGATCCAGCTGTGCTATTGAGGAGTGGCGTCGTCTGTCTCATCATCAACGCAGGGAGAAATTTAGATAAAGTCGCGCTTGTCGGGTCTATGAGCGAAGCTCCCTGCGATTCGTATTTAGTATCCATCTCACGCCACTGCGATCCTGTGAACGTATCCGTCTGAACCTTTGCGATGACAATCGGGCCTAAGCGACGAATAAGCACCTCGATGACTTGCCCGTCTTTAACCCCAGTAACCGCGGGTTTTAATGAAAAAGCTTGATAGACCGTACTTGGCGCATAGCTGAACTTAGTTTTGAGTGCCACGTTCTTGGAACCGTCAAACGATACAGGGTCCGTGGTCAAGTCGCCGGTCAACTGAAACGTACGCGGCGTAATCAGCTTAGTTGCACTATTAGCGTTCAGATTCGAGTAATACTCTACGTTATTTGTCGTTTTCTTGGTGAAGCCAAGCCATGTAAGGTCCAGCTCGAGCGCGCCAGACCGCCATGCATTTGTCCCTTTGTTTTTAATCCGGGTTACGCGATCGATCGTAGTAGCAGTCTTCGTTGGTGCGGCCGTGATTGCGGTAGCGCTTGCTTTATATTTGCAAAGCTCCATTTTCCATACGCGAGAGCTATCGTAGTTTGGGTTGTTTGCGTCCCTGTCAGTCGCGCTGCTCTCATCATATCCTTCACTGCTCAGATCTACGGCAGGCATGTGTGCCTCAAAAGAAATAGGATCCACGCCGCCGGCCAGATTGAGTACGATCAATACGTTACCTGTCTGGGTTGCAGACGTCGTTGATCCGGGAACATCAATGGTTGTATCGTATACGGTAAACTTTCGTCCGCGTATGACGCCGTGTCCGGGCGCAATGTGAATACGCAAAGTTCCGTCACCGATGGAAACATTACAACCATGCATTATACCGCTAGAGCCGATTGCGGCATCGTATACAACCGCGTCGTCCAACGGAGTGACTGTAGAGCCGGCATATGTAACCAGCCTAATATCACCATCATTTGCCATTGTACTTTCTCCGTTTTATCGTTTTGGTTAAGTCGACGCGAACAACGCCGAAGATGTACTTCACAGTATTCTCATCAGTTTCGAGTCCAGTGAGCACTGTAGTGTATTGTTTATCCCTGTAATGCACGACCACGGTACGACCGTATATCGGAGCAAAATTGGCAGTAATACTATCATTTTGAAGATAGGTTAGCTCTATCAGGTTCGAATCCGATTCGCTTAAGAATCGCGAGATTGCCCTATCCAACGCTGCATCGGCGAACGTCAGATACTCAGTCGCTTGCGCCGTTTCGATGTCGTAATTTACTGGATACATGCGATCGGTATCCTCGTATGTTACAGACCCATCCGGATGCTTATAGAACACTACAGACGTGTTGTAGTTGTCGGCGTTATAAACTATTAGTT